TAACCCGAAATTGAAATTGTGTTCCATTTCGGAACATGCTTGGCACAGTAGGCAAAAATATCCGTAATAATTCGCATTGACGGACGGGGCGGATAAATATATGTGCCCCGTGCAATATATTCTTTCAATAAATCATTTTGAATCGTTCCAGAAATCTCAGTTGACTTAACTCCGCGTTCTTCGGCGACTAGTTCATAAAGAAGCAATAACACAGACGCCGTTGAATTAATCGTCATAGATGTCGTCACTTTGTCGAGCGGAAGATCGGCCAACAACACGCGCATGTCTTCAATTGAGTCAATCGCTACACCGACTTTGCCGACCTCGCCAGCCGCACGCGGATGATCGCTGTCGTAACCCATTTGAGTTGGCAAGTCGAATGCACACGACAAACCTGTCTGACCTGCGTTCAACAAAAACTTAAATCGTTCATTAGTGTCGGCCGCGGTACCAAAACCCGCGTACTGACGCATTGTCCAAAGTCGATCACGATGCATCGTTGGATAAATGCCACGTGTATACGGCGCTGTGCCAGGTTCACCCAAACGTTTCTGCGCATCAAAACCTGTGAGTGACTTCTCGTTATAAAGTGTCTCTACCTCAATACCTGAGTCAGTTTTTTTATCAGTCATACCTTCACTAATATTAGTTCCGTATTTCAAAATATGTGTAAAAACTAATGATATAAATAAAATAACAATCATATTTTTACTAAAAAATGATGTTAAAAATCCAACAATTAAAAGTGTTACTAGAGAACGTATATCATTTGTACTAGCAAAAAACATAAAATTAATTATAGCCATGAATACAAAAATATATAAAACGAATCGATTGTATAAAATAGAATTCATACTCATAATTTTATTAGAACTTTTAGGTATGCTTTTATTTAAAAAGTTTTTAACAGAATTCATTTATATATTTTATATGTGGAAATTATTTTGTATATTCCTAAATTTTTATACATTCAATAATCAGTATTATCATTTATTGATTGATAATCGGGTGGTATATCGCCACCGTAAATATCGAGAACTTCTTTAACAACATCTTCACGTTGTATATCACTTCGTTGAAATTCGAAACTAGTAATACTTGAAGATCGTTTTCCACGAAATTTATTTAAAAAATCTTCCAATCCATTCAATTCATTTGCACGATCATATTGGTCTAAATCTCCTGTTATGACAAGACGACTATTCTCTCCTAAACGGGTTAATAACATTTTCATTTGTGATATTGAAGAATTTTGCATTTCGTCTGCAACGATCCAACAATTTTTAAAAGTTCTCCCACGCATATAACCTAATGGTGAAATTTCGATTATTTTTTCTTCCATCAAAAAAGATACTTCTTTTGGGCTGATAAAGTTATACAATACATCATATATTGGACGAACCCATGGTGCCATCTTTTCTTCTAAAGTGCCAGGTAAATATCCCAGATCTTCATCTACAGATACTGATGGACGTGTAAATATGAGTTTTTCGTATGTTCCCAATAAGAAGTTTTTTACACCATATTCTGTTGCAAAAAGTGTTTTACCAGTTCCAGCAGGACCGGTAGCTACGACAATTTTTTTCGTTTTTTGCTTCAATAAATTATTATAAATCTCTTGGCTGTTGTTTTTCGGTTGTGTAAATTTATTTTCGAATTTCAGTTTTTCCTGTGGAGATAAATATTGTATATTTTCATATAATTTACGCTGTTTAGATAATGACTGTTCTCGTTCTCTAGCAAAATCTGAGTAATAATCGTTCATAATTTCTTTTTCATTTTGTTTCTTCGATTTACGATTACGTCGTTTATGCTCAGGTTTTGGTTCACCTAGCTCTCTAGAATATTCTAGAACGTCAGTATCGAAATTGGCATTCATTTTATATTATTTGGGTATTTTATTTTTATAAAATTAATTATTTGGAAATAATTTCTTATCGAGTCCTGTTCGCACACAAAATAAACGGTGCGCAAAAATGCCTGATATAAACACTATTACTAAAACTTTCCAGAAAGTCCAATTAAAAAACCATGCAATCAAATATGCACAAATTATTGTTACGACAGTATCGAGTAAAGCAATATCGAATATACGATATTTACGTAGGCCAGTGCGTGGGGTGCCAAAAAGGTTTTTGTATTTGCAAAGATCGAGCATATATAAATCACAAAAGATATTTTTTATAAAAAACACGTTTATAACTTGTATTTTTGTAATTATGTTTTTTATTTTTTTATTATTATGCTGCGTTCATATAAATAATTTTTTTTGTAAATTCGCATAATCAAAAACAATAAATCAAAACAAAATAAAAATATCCTTATTATATTATTTAGACGAAATATGTCCGAGCCAGCTTTTATCGAACCTTTGTTGAAACCTGACGATAGTCGCTTTGTAATGTTTCCAATCCAGTATAATGATATTTGGGAAATGTATAAAAAACAAGTGGACTGCTTTTGGCGTCCAGAAGAAATTGATTTATCAAAAGATCTAAACGACTGGAAAACGCTAACAAATGATGAACAACATTTCATAAAAATGATTATTGCCTTTTTTGCAGGTTCAGATGGTTTAGTTCTTGAAAATTTAGCTGCAAGATTTATGAATGATGTACAAAATTCAGAGGCTCGTGCATTTTATGGTTTTCAGATTGCTATGGAAAATATACATTGTGTAGTAGGTGAAACTAAAATATTAACAGATAAAGGATATTTCATGATAAAAGATTTAGAAAATAAAAATATCAATGTTTGGAATGGAGAAGAATTTACTGATGTTGAAGTAAAATATACTGAAAACCAAGATATATACAAAGTAGTTTTATCAAATGGCATGGAATTAGATTGTACATCTGGACATAAATGGCTTATTCAAAAAGGTAACAATCTTCATCCAGAAAGATGTGTATGTGAACGAGTAGAAACTAAACATTTAATTATTGATGATATAATAGAAAGATATATTACACCATGCGTTGAATTTGAAAGTCCGGATGAATTTATGAATCCATATATGCATGGATTTTTTTGTGGAGATGGTTCATATTGTAATAATTATCCAGTTATTTATCTATATGATAGAAAAAAAGAACTATTAGAACATTTTAAATATGATAAATTACAAGAAGATGAAAAAAAAATACGTTTTTACGTACACAACTATATAAATAAATCAAAATTTGAAGTTCCTATCAATTATAATATAGAAACTAGGTTAAGATGGTTAGAAGGATTAGCCGATTCTGATGGTTGCATAAATTTAAATACTAATAAAGATTCAACGTCAATTCAAATATCATCTATTCATTTGAAATTTTTACAAGAAGTTCAATTGTTATTAACTACGCTTGGTATTATATGTTCTATAAAATTAAATCACAAAGCAGAAAAAAGATTAATGCCAAAAAATGATGGCACAGATGAATATGAATATTACAATTGCAAAGAATGCTATGTATTATATATTACAGGTAAATCAGTTAATAAATTGATTGATTTAGGTTTTTCACCAAAACGTTTGAAATTATTGTATTGTGAAAGAATAAATGATTCAATTGAAAAAACAGAAAGAATTAAAATAGTAAGTATTACGAAAATTTTAGAAAATGAACCAACATATTGTTTCAATGAACCAAAAAAACATTCTGGAATTTTCAATGGTATATTAACATGTCAAAGTGAGACTTATTCATTATTGATTGATACTTATATTCGAGATGAAGAAGAAAAAAATAAATTATTCAATGCTATTGAAAATTTTCCATGTATCAAAAAAAAAGCTGACTGGGCTAAAAAATGGATCGGAGATAAACGAAGTTCCTTTGCATCTAGGCTAATAGCTTTTGCTGTCATAGAAGGTATTTTTTTTAGCTCGAGTTTTGCTAACATCTATCATATAAAAAAACGTGGATTAATGCCTGGACTAACATTTTCAAACGAACTTATTTCACGTGACGAAGCCCTACATACAGAATTTGCTGTATTATTGTACTCGAAGTTGCAGCGTAAATTACCAAAAAAACGTATTTATGAAATAATCCAAGAAGCAGTTGAAATCGAAAAAGAGTTTATCACCGATGCCATTCCATGTAGAATGATAGGTATGAATACAAAGTTGATGACACAATATATCGAATTTGTTGCCGACCGTCTTTGTTTACAATTAGGATACGATAAAATATACAATTCACAAAACCCATTTGATTTCATGGAATTGATTAGTATCGAGTCCAAGGTCAATTTCTTTGAACGTACCAATGCAGAATATGCTCTTGCAAATAAAACAGTCGATAAAGATATTTTTGAATTTAATGCTGACTTTTAGATTTTTTACATAAAAGAAACCCAGGAATTGCAATTATAACTCCATAATGTGCTAAATTTAATAGAATATTATGGAGATATATTACCAATATATATTTTAAATATACATAAAGATTTTTTACGTATATTTAATATGTTTATTTTACCAACCATCGATACACAATTAAGAACAATGTCCAGTAACATCTTGAACATGATTATATTCGATAAATTCAAATCAGGAGTGCCAATTATAGATGCATTAGTAACTACCGTTGTATTAACTATTTCTACTTATTTGTTGCAATTTATAAATAAAACTCTTTATGATCTTATAGAAAATATAAAAACAATAAATTTTGAACAAGTATTTTATAAAAAAAATATAGTGGAATATGAAGGTAAGATAGGGTTATCTACTACATATTATGATAATAATTTAAATCAAACAAACACGTTTAGTGATCGTTTTAAAGCATTATGGTTACATATAATCCAAAATGTATCTGATAATAGTTCTATCAAGCATATTAAAGAATATTCATTTGATAATTCGTATAGTAAAAATCAAAGAGATGTGGGAATTTATATGGTAATACAAAATACGAATTTTTTAATATCGAAAGAACACCAAATATATGCATATACTAAAATTTCCAATGAAGAAAAAGATGAAGAAAAGAAATCTAAAAATAAAAATGTTGTTAAAATTGAAAAAATAAATATTCAATTGTTCTCATACAAAAGTAATATCAATACCATAAAAGAATTTGTTGAAAATATAACGAATAATTATTTGGCATCTATTGATGATTTACGTGATAATAAGCGATTTATTTATACACTAAATAAAGCGAAATATGAAGAAAATCGTTATGAATTATGGGATGAGAATGTATTTTCGAGTACAAGACAATTTAATAATATATTTTTTAACGATAAGACACTTTTAATAAAGAAAATAGACTTCTTTTTGAATAACAAAGATTGGTATTTCAATAAAGGAATACCATATTCAATCGGAATAGGAATGCATGGGCCACCAGGAACAGGTAAGACGTCGTTGATAAAAGCAATTGCTAATTATACACATCGTCATGTTATTGTGATATCATTGAAACTGATAAAAACAAAAAAACAATTGGATAGTATATTTTTTGAAGAGCGTTATAATTCCGATAATAAAAAAGGAAGTATAGGTTTTGATAAAAAAATAATTGTTTTTGAAGATATCGATTGTATTGGCGATATTGTTTTAAATAGAGAAAAAAAGAAAAATAAATCGATAACTGGATTTGGAAAAAAATTAGATTTCGAAGAACTAACAAATAAATCCAAAGTAAATGTAGGTGATTTATTAGAAACAATTGTTGCAACAGAAAAGGCAACAGAAAAGGTTGTAGAATTTCCAAAGATATTATTGGAAGATGAACCGATCACATTAGATGATATTTTAAATATTTGGGATGGTATTCGCGAGACTCCTGGTAGAATAATGATTATTTCATCGAATCATTACCATGATTTAGACCCTGCGTTGATACGTCCAGGGAGAATCGATGTAACTATGGAATTGTCCTATGCGTCACGAACTATAATAAAAGAAATATATGAACATTTGTTTGATGAAACCATCAAAATAGAAAAATTAGAAGGTATCGAGGATGGTTTTTATTCACCCGCCGAGATAATAAATATTTATATGAATGAAGACAGACTGAAAGATCGATTTTTGGAAAGGCTCTATAAAAATGAACATGTTTGATAACTATTGATATTATTATATATAATAAAATCAATACCAATTTTTATTTTTCATAAATTTCTAATGTCCTAGCACTTGCATCTACTGCATCGATAAACTTTGGCATCCAAAAATAAGGTAAAATATTAGACATGCCTTTATAATGAGTTTCAAATATTTTTCTATAATAATATTGTTCAGCAGTTTTGGGCATTAAATGAACTTGTTTATTTGTATCAGACAATGTTATCATAGCTAAATGTTCATACATTCCCGCGGATTGTTTAATAAATGGATATTCTGGTAATTCATATTGAATAAAATTTTTGTTAGAATGTTCTTGAATTATCTCATAAAGTGATCGTGAATACTGTGAAACGCCATCACTAAACGCTTCCTTTTTCCTCCATAATACTTTATCTGGTAATAATGGATTACCTTGTGAATTTTTATAAAAATCCCCACTAAATGCAGTACGAATTAAATATTTTTCTATTTTATTATTTATTTTATGATTTCGTAGTTCAATGGGAATCGATAAATAATATTGTACCCATGAACGATCTAAAAACGGTGTTCTAGGTTCTAAACCATGCGAAGAAATCGATTTATCAGAACGTAATACATCAAACATATAGATATCATTTAATAAACGACGTGTTTCTTTATCAAAATCAATATTATCCGGTGCATAATTCATGTATAAATAACCACCTGCCAATTCATCCGATCCATCACCATTGAAAATGACCTTGGCATCACTATGTTCCGAAATATATTTTCCTAATAACCAGTTTCCAATACTTGCTCGAACAGTAGTTGTATCATAACTTTCAATTGCATATATTACATCAGTTATAGCATCTAAAAAGTCCTTTTCTGTCAAAACTATTTCGGTATGTTTTGTTCCCAAATGTTCTGCAACTATTTTGGCATGTTTTAAATCTTCAGATCCTTCTAAACCAATACTATATGTTTCAATCGTTGGTAAATTATTTTTTATATGATAGTCATTTACTAAAGAAGCTATCAAACTACTATCTAATCCACCCGACAGTAAACATGCTATTGGGCGTTCTGTAGTACAACATCGTTTTTCGATAGCATTTACCAAATACTTTTGTATATTTTTATAAACATCGATACATGTTTCGACTGATTTATCGATAAACATATTTGTTACAAAACCTTGTTTATGGTAACAAAGTCCCATATTTACAGGTTCCCAATAAGAACATGCCTTATAAGATAAATTAAATGTCATATATGTACCAGGTTGGAATTGGTAAATTTCATAATTAACAAATATGCGTTTATCATCATTGTATTTTTTCAAATTATTTGATTTTTGTATATTATTGTTTTTTTCATTCAATTTATTTTTTATATCAACCAACATTTTAAGTTCGCTTGCAAATGCATATACATTAGAGTCAATATTATTGAAATCCGGCTTCAAAAAATATAATGGTCTAACGCCATACGGATCTCTAGCAACATAAATATTAGATTCTGTATTTTCAAGACGATAATCAATAAGAACAAATGAAAAAACGCCATCTAACATTTGTAGGGTATGTTCAATTCCATATTTTTTATATAAATGAATAATGACTTCGCAATCTGAATCTGTTTTTGGTCGCACATTCATGGATTTATATAATTCTTTATAATTATAAATTTCACCATTACAAATAATAGCAATATCATTAATGATAATAGGTTGATTTGAATCATTATTTAACCCATTAATAGCTAACCTATGAAACCCAAATAACGCATGTATCATAACATTTTTTAATACTGAATATTCTGGACCTCTATTTTTTCCTTTTTGAAATTGTTCTTCAATAAATGGAACAGTTAAATGATTATAATTATTTAATAAAGCAAAGATACCACACATTATTATAAAAATGAAAAAATCTTTATACCATTTTATTTAATTGAAAAAGTATATACGTATATTTATATATCATAAATATGTCTTCTGAAAAAATAAATTATAAGATAATAGATAATTTACCTCAAAAAAAAATGGACAAATTAGATGTCCAGTTAATAAATCAAATGATCGAAGGATATGATACTGTACAAAATACTTTAGATATAAATTCAACAAATAAATATGATTTAGACATAAATAATACTGATAATGTTATTATAAAAAAAATAAATAATGATTTTGATAAAAAAAAAAATTATATTACATTAATGGAAAATGATCGTTATGATAGTGATAGTGATATAGATTATCACGATGAAAATAAAAAAAACAATATCATAAAAAATACTGTGCCTGATAATAAAATGAATCCTATAAATGCATTTTATATTGGTTCACTTACTATTGTTGGATTATTTATTTTTTATCGAATGATACAGAAAACAAAGTGAATTTAAATAAATATTTTTACGATATTTATGTAAATTAATATATTAATATATTTATAGTTTCCATCGTTTGTAAATTTCTAAAGCAACTAGACCACCTAGTATTTGTGAAATACAATATGGAACTAGATCATTTATTGGTAATTTACCAGCGGAAGCCATAACAATAGAAACCGCAGGATTTACATGTCCACCTGAAATATTACTTATTAAAAGAATAACAAATGTTAATGCAGCACCAATTGCTATAGGATTACCTGTAGCTAAAATTATGTAAACAAAAAAAGCAGCACCTAAAAATTCGACTAAATATTTGTACATTATATATTATTAAACGAAAAAATTAATGGAATAAATATGGTTGTTTTATACCAAAATGTGTTTTTAAATTTGGTAAAGCTGGAGAAAATGTTGGAACAGGAGAATTATGTCTATTAGCACCTTTTTTTGCAGGCGCGACTGAACCACCTGCACGAACTCTACGTAATGCATCCCTAGTAGTATTTATATCAGAATGTGTTGTAAATCCCATTATCTTGTTAGAAGAATTCAAACTGCCTACACCTACTTGGTTAGTACGTCTATTTGTAGTTACTTGTGATGCGTCGCGATTACCATACCATTTTTTTCCATTCATATAATTACTTGTAGCTCCGTTAGGAATACTAGTAATTTGTTGAACATTACGTCTAGCTTGCCATATATAATTTGTATGGACAACTGGTGTTTTTATAACATTATTCGGAAATGTACGAGAATATATACTTCTAGACATTTCAAAAGTACTATCATTATCATTTGTGATGTCTTTTTGTGGCATAGCACGGATAGAATTCATTTCACCATTATTAATATTATTTATAATTGGACCTTGTAAAGTTGTTATCATATGAATATAAGATATATATTATATTCATAGAAGATATTTGTGATTATTAACGTCGAACAGCCATCAATGGTACATAAGAAGCATTACTTTGATCTCCACCATATTTCAAATCATTATAAATTTTATTAATAGCAGATTGCTTTTTGAATGTAGTATAATCAGATGAATCTGGAACAAATCTACCATTACCAGAACCTGCTTCTACACCAGTACCATCACATCTTGAAATAATAGAGCCGATTGGTCCTTGACGACCAGGATATGTTCTATTTACTTGGTTAGAACCTCCGCATACATAATTAACTCTACTCAAAAAATCACCTAAATTATTAATTGCACGAAAAGGTGTAACTATACGCGCATGACCATTATCAACACCAACAGCACCAGCACCGTTCCATGATTTAGTTAGTATTCTTCTAGTCATAACGATGTTACTATCGTTGTATTGATTCATTGTTTGTTTCGGGGAATACCCTTGAAATGGACCTCCCAAATTAGTTGAATCAGTTAAAGTTACTGTAGTTTTAGGAACAAGATAATTATTTCCAAATGACATTATGTAATATATATTATCACATGATATTTTTTTATAAATGGATGAAATTATTACTAAACAATTCAAAATAAATATTATATATTTTTCTTAGTTTTCTTATTTTTCTTATTTTTCTTATTTTTCTTAGTTTTCTTATTTTTCTTATTTTTCTTATTTTTCTTATTTTTCTTATTTTTCTTAGTTTTCTTATTTTTTGAACTTCTAAAACCACCATGTTCAATTGCTGATTCTTCTTCAATATCAGAAATTAAAGTTATTCTTAACAAAATTCTATTATTCCACATTTCTTTTAGTGAACAACTTCTATTATCACGTAAAATATAATGTAAATGATTAATAGGGTTTTCCGGCATATAAGTCCAATTTTCTCCCCACGAATTTTTCATATCAAAAATCACATCATCTTCTGTTTTTTCTAAACCAGTAAATAAAACACCATGACTTGGATATAGTGGTCTATTAAGATCTTGAAGAGATGCATATGCGTATAAACCATTATTAAAATAGTTTTTTAATAAATCTATAATATCATATTCTTGATCATTCTTATTATTATTTTTTTCTTTATATTTTTTAATTAAAGATGAAAAAAATGAATTATTTATATATGTTTCAGTAACATATTTTAATTTAAAACCAAAACTCAATATTTCGGAAATATTATTATCCAATATATTGTGATTGTTTATTACTGCAATTCCATAACTGTTAATTTTATCTAATAATTGTTTTAGAGTATATTGAGGGTTATCTATATTATAATTATTTTCTCTTATTCCAAATTCTAATATCATTTGTTCTTGTCCGTATTTTTCATTTGAAATACTTTGAGTTACTTGATTTAATATTTCTGTTAAAAGTGTTATTTTGTCTTCAAAATATACTTTGATGTTATCATCATAATTAGAATCATTATATCCTAATATTTGTTTTATAGAATCTATAGTTATATTATTAGTTCGAAAATAATCAAAATAAAAAGAAATAACTTCATCAAACTTACCACCTTGACATCCGTAATAATTTTTAATAATTTTATATATATAATGAAATAACATTGCAGATAAATTTTCTTCACACCAACCATCACTATCATATTCTTTACAACAAGGTAATCTACCTTGTATATTTTTAGTTTCAATAAATTTATCAAATATAGAATCTTGTAAATCGTCTAGATATCTAGTATCGTAATATTCATTACATTCTTCATTTTGTATAAAAATACCATCAAATTTTAATTTAATAACTCTAGCAAAAAGTCTAGCAGAAACATGCGCGTAACATGTTCCGAGCAGACCTTGATCTGTATTATAATCAGATATTTGTCTTTGAATAGAATTTCTCGCTATTGAAGCTTGTTCTACAGGTTGTTTTTTATCATCAAATCTATAACTTGTTTGATAAGCCAATTGATCTTTATATTTATCAGGATGAAAAATAACTGTAAATTTATTTGAAAAATATTCTACTATTTGATAAATGTTTTTCTTATCAACATCACCCCAAGCATTCTGAAGTATTAATGATGTATCAGAATTTTTATAAGATCTTGATATATAAATTATAAAATCATCAAGACAACTAAAAAATTCATCAAAATCTAATTCGCCATCATTATTAATATCATATATTTTAATTTGGTCAATAGTAATATTACTCCCCAATCCATTTATGTATTCTTTATTAAAAAGTTCTACTATTTGGTCTATTGTTGCATGGTCATTACCATTACTAGCTTTTCTTAAAAATTGTTCTAAAGCATCCAATTTAAAAGAAGCACGTGATAATCTTATTTTTGGTGATTGTCTTTCACTACCATATTCATTTGAAAAGTAAATGGAAAACCATAAAAGTAAATGTTTTTCACTAAGTGGAGGAAGAAGGATATTATCAAAATAAAAATTATATTCTGGTATATCATTCAATTGGATTCCAGAAATAAAAAAATTATTGTTATTTTCTATAATAAAATTTAAAACAATTCTTATAAGTTTTCGAAAAATAATAATACTGTAATTATTATTTGGAGGGTAAAATATATCTTGAAATTTAGGATCATTAAAGTGCTGTTCATCTATATTAATAATATTTTGAATTTCGAATTTTTCAGCTATTCTTGGTAAAAAACTATTATTGATAGTTTCTATAAATTCTTGTAAAGTTATATAGCCATTACTATCGCTATCAATAATTCCATAAAAATTTAATAAAGATTCATTTGATATAGTATTCTCAGTATTCTCCATTCTTTTTTATTTTTATTATATATATATATATATATATATGAATCCTAAATATTTATTATATTTTTCTTAGTTTTCTTAGCATTTGCTTTCAATAATTTTTCTCGTTTCTTTGTTTCACGTAATTCATCACGTTGTTTTCTTTTGTTTTCTTTTTCTCTTTCTTTTTCCAATTTTTTTTCCAATTTTTCGATTTCTTTTTTCATTTTTTCACGTTCTCGTTGTTCCTTTTTTTGTTCCTTTTCATTACGAGTATTTTCTTTTTCCATTTCTTTTTCCATCATTCGTTCGTCTAACTCAACCATATCGTCCATAATTTTTCCTTTATATTTATGAACTAAACCTTGTAACAAATCATGTTTAATTTCTTCAACATGATCTTCTTGTTGTCGTTGTAATTTTAATAATTTTTTCTCCTCTTTTTGACGTTCTTTATCGTTACGTTTTTCATCTTTTATCATATTTTTGATGGTTTTACGCACAACTTTATATTTTTTATCTTTCTTTTTTTGAGTTTTCTTAATATCTTCTTTTAATGAATTTTCTATAACACTAATTTCTTTGTTTTTAATTTTCATAACAGCCTTTTGCGTTTTGCGGGCATCGCGAATATTCATAGAAACTACTCTTTTTTCTAAATCATTCAGATCAGTTTTTAATAGATTCTTTAGATTATTGATTTTTTGTTTATAAACATTTATATCAAGAATTAAATTATCATGAAGTTGTTTAATTTTATTATTATATTCGTTGATTTCATTATCATATTGTATAATAATAGGATGTTTGGTTATCAATGTTTTCAAAGGAACATCTCCAGAAATTTTTGTACCACAATTGTTTTTAATTGAATATAATGTAGTTCCTTTGTATTTTTCGTATTCTTCATTTAGTGTTTCTATATTTATTTTTATGTTTCCAAGAGCTTCTTTTTTTTCTGCATTACGCTGTTTAATTTGTTCTTTCATTTCTTTTATTTCATCACGTATTTTCTTGACTTCTGTCTTTGCCTCATTTACTAATAATTTGATGTTGGTTTTCACAATTTTTTCACACTGAGATTTCGATTTACCTTCTAAACCGCTGCATATTTCATTTTTTAAAAAATTAAATTTATTTTTATCTAAATCACTTAATTCACCCTGTATTTTTTCGTTGTTTTCAGATATTTTCTGTTGTAAATCATTTATATTTGGATTCATTAATTCACGTACTATTTTTTTATCGAATTTTTCAGCTTGTGATATATTAGGTATTGGTACATCAATGAATTCTATTATTGGCTGTGAAAACTGTCTAGCATCTTTTTCGCGATTTAAATAACTGATATGTCCAGCAATATCATCTAAAAAAGATTCGCGACCCTTCGTTGTAAAATCACCAATTTCATCCAAATATCGGCTTGAAAAGTCATCGAAATTATTTGGTAATTGCTTATCGATTGGTTTACATAAATTGATCAATTGTATTAATTCCATTGGATTTTCAGTTATTGGTGTTGCAGTCATCAATAATAATTTAACAGAATTTGGACCAGATATTTGATATGAATTCATCAATGCCTGATGAAAAGCATTCATGTCAGGGCGTTCTATACTAGATAAATCACCTCCCCCATATAATTTATGTGCTTCGTCTATTATTAAAAGTGTTTTATTCAACGGATCAATTTCTCCATTTTGTTTTACTAATGTCTTATAAAAAGAGTTTTGTTTAGAAACTAGATTACTAAATTGTTTATAAGACATTGGGCGTATACGCCATGATTTCGATAAAAGACGCATACGTTTACTTTGGTCGTTTGGTATTTCTAATCCACTATGTGTAATAAAATTACGTATACTTTCATTACATACTTGATCAAACATATTTTTCCAAATATCATTTTTTAAAGTTGTTCTAGTAACCCAAAGAATTGTATATCCTTGTTTTTCAAAAGTATTCGTAGCCGCTGCAATAGCACTGCACGTTTTGCCAGTACCCACACTGTGCCACAGCAACATTCCTTTGGCAGGATTCATTGGTGTAAAATAATTTCGTATAAAATCTTGAGTTGGTGTATATTTTATTACTTCGCCAGAAGCACCACCCGATTGTTTACATAAGTTTTCCATTTTTACAACATCCCATGCAAAATCTCCGTAATTGTTACGAATATTATTACGCATTTCTTCGAAGTTCATTAGTGGTGATTGGTTAGTCTCACCAATAAAATACTTGGGTTCTTCAGAGACAATACGTAATTTTGGTCCACCACCAATTCCATCGAAATTACCAACGCCAGATTGGTCACCACCATAAACAAATTCGGCACCTTCTGGCAGTTCTTCTTCTAGATCGTCATCTAGACCAATAGAGAACATGTGAATATTTCTATTTAATTCATAATCAACCGAACCATAAATAGCGGTTTTTTCTAATTCATGTGAAAAATGATATAATCGAACATCGATATTAAGGGCTTTTAAATAAAGGTCCATAGTAGTTTTTGAATTCAAAAAACTAGGTCTTAATTTTTCAGGAATAGACAAATCGTATACATATACATAAAGAGGCCATCCACGGGTTGGATGGAATTCCAACCCTTTCTGGCCACATGTACGTGTACCACGCCCTATAACTTGTTTTTGATCGGCAGGATTAACGGATGGTTCATATATATGTATATATTTTATATCAAACAAATCGATACCTTCTTTGAACCCACTATCCATTACAATAATGCGAGCTAAATCACCATATATATTTGTAGGGCGTTCATTGAAGTTCTTTAAAATGGATTTTTTCATGGTAGTGGTTATTGGTTGATCATAAACTGATACCGATGACAAGAGATAAAAATTATTACCTTTTGATTTTAATAATTCATCATTTGAGAACAAATCTATTTTATCATATTTTTTATTGGATTTTGGATTTTGGTTTTGTTTAGATGAATAACCTAGTTTCATTCCTTTTGCCATTAAAGCACCAGCTATCAATTTAGCACCATATGTACCCGATTTTAAATCTGAAAAAATGAAATGTTTGAATTTTTTCCCGTACTTTTGCATGTCTTTTTTATCTAATTTTTCGATTTTATCTAATAAAACGTGTAATTTGGGCGAATGATCCTGCATATCTTCTAGTAGTTTTTCTGGTGAAAATTCAGGATTATCAAACTTATATTGATTATCACCTTTACTCCAATTGGATCTTTTTCTTATACATGTAGGATCATATGATATAATACCTTGTTCTTTTATCATTTTTTCTAAATCTTTTGTTGAAAATTTACCTTCAAATGTTTTACTAAATTCATATTCAGCTAATTGATCAATGGATTCATTTTCACTTTCAGTATCATGGCTATTATGAGACATGAATTATAATATAATATATAAGTATAAATTAATGATGGAAGAACTCGCTTCAAATAATGAAATAGATAAATTAACACTAGAATTATTTATGAATAAAAAAAACTATAAAAAGTATCTAGAAAAAACAGATCCAAAAAAATATTCAGATATGCAATTACATCATATGGAAATTGACAAATACAGAGGAACTATTTTAACGATGACCGACGATTTATTAGAGAACCCAAACTTACAAATAACCACTGAAATAAATGAGGTATTTGATGCTTATACAAAAATAATTATTAGATATTTGAAACATAAAGAAATAGAGAACAATTTAGAAACATGCGAAGAAGATGTAATGTTTGGAACGATAGATCAAGATGAGCAAAGACAATCATCACAAATGAAATCTTATTGGAGTGGAGAACAAGTAGTGAAAAGATCCGCAAAAGTAAAAGACATATCAAAATTTGGTGTAGATATGTTTCTAGTAAATAACAAACAACTATGAATAATTTATAATAATACTATATATGAAAAAAACAAAACATTATAATAAAAAAAAACATAATAAAACAAAAAAATTTACAAAAATGAATTGTAATCCAGCTGTAAAAAATAAAACGCCTATAAAAGATAGTTGTTTTACACCGGATGTTTTGAATCTAATAAAGAATACATATAATGAATACCATCCTTCATCCAAAATATTGAAAACTAATCCGAAAGATATATGGTATGACTTAAAACAACGATTGTCTACATGTAAAAAAGAGGATTGCTGGTTAAAAGAAATAAAAGATGTTAATATAAAAAATAAATTAATAAAAAATATTTTTGCACCATATCAACCAACAGAATGGAAGAAAAATCGAAGTGCATGGTTATCAAATTTTGATATATCCGATGTTCTCCATCAATATGAAAAATCACATAAAAAATTCAAAATAATTGGACCTACACCAATTGATTTTAATTCACGTCCAAATGATATGAATGGACAGTGTGTTTGGGAAGATTTATGCGATTTTTCATTAAGTAGATTTATTTCCAAAAATAAAGATAAAACAAAAATAGGAATTGTTTTTAATTTAGATAGACACGATCAAGGCGGTTCTCATTGGGTGTCTTTGTTTGTGGATTTAGAAGATAAATTTGTATTTTATTTTGATAGTGCAGGAGATAAAATAAAACCTGAAATTGAAAGTTTAGCTAATAACATAATAAAACAAGCGTCTGAATTACCAAAATCGATTGTTCTCGAATTTCATCAAAATTATCCAGTAGAACATCAAATGGGAAACAATGAATGTGGAATGTATTCTTTGTTTTTTATAGTTACAATGTTAACAAATGAAATAGATGAACCCAATAAAATATTTAATAATTTTAAAGACAAAATCGATTTTTTCAAAAAAGAACGAATAACAGATAGATATATGAATAATTATAGAAATATATTTTTCAATGTTGAATCATAAATATTATATCTCTATATTTTAGAATAGAATAGAATGATTGAAACAGATGAATCAAAAAATGATAATATAAAAATAAAGTTTAAAGTATATCCTTATGTAGATATAAATAGAAAAGATAATCATGTGGGTGATATTAAAGTCGTTATGAATACCGATAACTTACCATTTACTTATTTTGATCAAGTAGATCATATGATGTATAATTTGTTTGGTTATGTAAGAGACAGAGATAAACCGGAAAAATATTTTATTAATAAAACACATGAAAAAGTATATAAACCACCAGAATATTTGGGTGGCAAAAATCGTAAAACTATGAAAAAATCTGAAAAAACTAGAATAAATAAAAAGTCTAAAAAAAATAAAAGAAAAACCTACAAAAGATAAAAATACAATAATATAAACAGATTTATATATTATTGTATAAATGTCATTATACGTTAACCCTGAGAATCAAAAATTATTATGGAATATAATAAATAAACATCCGAAGATAATAGAATATTTTTCGAATAGACCGTCTGAAAACCAATCATATTGGTTTCAATCATGTATAGGATACATATATGAAAATATAAAATATGAGAACTTGACAATTGACAAATTACAACACTGTAACAAAGAAACATTAAAATATATGTTATCTACTATAAAAGAACCTTCTATTAATAATGATTTACGTAATGATGTTCAATATAGTAGAACAAATGTAGAACAAAATTTGTCAAAAAGTGATTTATTAAATAAAAATTTTGCCATTCGTCAAAAAGAATACGAAGATATGAATGAAAAAAAAGTACCAGATACTATTGATTTTCGTGATAAAATAGATGATGAACCAATTTCTAATATGGACGAAGTGTTGAGAACTCATTTACAGATGCGTGAGAATGAATTGAAACAATATGCACCATTACCAGTAGTTCCTGAAAATAAAAATATTTCTGATATTCAAGATTCGAAATTAAAAAAATCCGTTTCATGGGAAGATAGTGAAATCGAAATATTAAAAAAACAAATACGCGATCTTTTTAAAAAAATGGATAAAATGCAAGAAGAAATTGATGTTCTCAAATAAAAAAATATTATTGAACAAGAAGAAATAAAAGAAAAATCAATATAAAAATATAAACCATAATACTACAAATGAGTCTATTTGAAAACACTGTGTTTATTAATTTGGAACATCGTACAGATCGGTTAGAACACGCAGTTAGTGAATTCAAAAAAATGGGCATTAATGCAGAACGAGTAAATGCAGTAAAAATGCAAAATGGTGCTATTGGGTGCACTTTGAGTCATATCAAATGCATAGAATTAGCAAAAAGTCGTAATTGGGATCAAGTATTTATATGTGAAGATGATATTACTTTTTTGAATCCAGAATTATTAAAACAAAACATTGAAATGTTTTATAACAATGACGATATTCTTTGGGATGTTCTCATAATAGGGGGTAATAATGTACCACCATATCAACAATTATACGAATACGCAGCTAGGATTTTTCGTAATCAAACAACAACTGGATATATAGTAAATAAACATTATTATGATACGCTTTTGAAAAATTTCAAAGAAAGTGCAGCTAATTTATTGCGAAATCCTGACAATAAACGTGAATATGCATTGGATATTTACTGGAATCGATTACAAATGCAGGATTTTTGGTATATGATTACTCCTCCTACTGTAAAACAATATGAAAATTATAGTGATATTGAAAAAAGAAATACGAATTATGATTTTTTGATGTTAGATATGGAAAAACAATGGTATCTTGATCAATTGAAATTAGCAAACGAAAAAAGTTAATATTTTGGTTTTTTGAAAGTTTTTCTTTTTTTGTTCTTACGTTTTTTTGTTTTTTTTATCAATATGATATATAGAAAAATAAATGGATTTTTTAGGAGAAGTATATTTTTGGGATATTAATTCATTGAATCAAACCTGTAGAAAAGGAACTTTAGTAAAAAATGACGATAATCCAGATAATCTTTACAATTTGATACTACCTGAAACTACTACATTTGATGAAGATAAAAACCTACCTTATTTTATTGAAAATACTACACAACTCATTGGAACGATTGATGAATACAATATTTTTAGATGTATAGATAAAGTAAAATTCAAAAATAGTATGCTCCCTGCATGTTCTTTGAAAGAATTAAAAATTATGAAAAAAGAATCTGATTTAAAAGACTATAAGGATTTTAAGGAGAGGGTGGTTGATAAAAATGTAATAAAAAACACTTTGGATTTACCTGAAAGTACAATAAAAAATTTTCCTAATTTAAGCATAGATAAAAGTAAGAAAAGTTATTTATATTTTTTTTCTGGTCCCGCATCTTTAGTCGGTGGTCCCGAATCTTTAGTCGGAAAAAATAAAGTGGGTTATTTCAATCCAGATAAGACTAAATTTTTTGAAAACAACACACGTGAAATAGATTTTAATGATGACATTATAAATTATATCAAGGAGTTTAATAAACTGAGTGATGGTCATTACATTTTTTTAAACTATACAATTGCTTATGATATAGAAAAAGAAAAAGAAAAAGAAACTGACAATTTGTACCATATTTCAATTAATGATAAAAAATATTTAATTATATTAATGGCCGATGATGATATAGAACAATATACTAATAAAGATTTGACCAATGAAGAATTGACCAGCTACTTTTCTAAAAAATATGAAATAAAACAAAATTATTCTGCTGGTGGAAAACGTAATAGCGTTCGTAGAAAAAAAAATAAGAAATCAAAAACCATTAAAACTGTATATAGAAAAAACAATCTTCAGAGTAGTAGAAAATCACGAAAATCAAGAAAACATTAATGTAATTCAATACATAAAACACACCGATTTCACTATTACATTTTTTCAATTCAATTGTATAGTAATGTAATACTATTTCACGTAATATTGATAAATATGAAAAATTATCATTATTACTAATTTTATACATTTTTGTAAATTTATTTTCTTTTTCATTTTTATTAATGTCAATTCTAATATATTGATTTTTCTAATTTATCACCTATTTTAATTTCGCTAGCAAATACTTTTTTTATTGTGTTTTTCGACTAATCAATTGTAAATTCACAAAATGGAGATTTTGTTTGAACAACAATATTAGGACTACTATCAACACCATTTTTTATCATTCTTTATAGGTGTAGTATAAAAGCTAAATCTATAATATACGTTTCTAAATTTTTATCTTTGTCGTCTTTGAAATATTCTTTTATAAAATCAGGCGTAGTCGGATTATAACTGTCATTATCAACTTCTATTGACAATTTAGACATTTTATGCATTTTACTCAATATATATTTAATTTAGATTTTTCAATTACCCAATCTCATAAAATTACCTAATACTGTTTTATTTTTTTGTTCAAATTCCATCGATTTCAATTTTGCAGCATGTTCTTTTTTCATCATTGTCTCGCGATATTGACGTTCTTGTTCTGACAACATCAATTCTGCTTGATTTTTCTCTAATGGTGTCATAGATACTTTACTTCGTTCTCTAACATAATGATCTACAGAAGAAAACTGTGGTACTTTTTCATAATCATTTTCACTTACTGCAAATATCGTTTGATCTTTATGCACTTTACGTAAATCATCGAATTTCAACTTACTGAATACATCACATGCAACATATTGATCATTATCCTCTTCATCATAATAACCAGTACCACTTTGTGTATTGATGCATTCGACACCGCGATATTTAGCTAAGACTGTGTTCGAATTTTCTTCTTTAAAACGTTGAAAAACTTGTCCAATATTTTTAGAATTTACATTTTCAGGAACTTTATATATATTATCGTCTTTTGTGAACCAATCATTTTTAGATACATCAGGCTTCGATGACATATTTTCTTCGAATAATTGGTTGAATCTGCTTTGAAATTCATTTGTAGGCATTTCATTGATTGTATTTCGAATTTTATTTGAGCTCGATTTATCATAACAGTTTGTATTCATGGATTCATATTTCATTTCTTCTTTAGGAACTGGACGATTTTGTTTTGTTTGATTTTCATAAAATTGTACAATAATATCAAATGCTTTTTTATAAAAAAGAAAATAATCGGGACTTAGATTCGATTTATCAGGATGTGTCATTAGAACGATTTTTTTTGCTCGTTTCAAATCCTCGATACTAATATCATATGAAAGACCAAATAAGTCTAATAATTCGTTTAATTTATACATATGAATATTTAAATTATGTGTTTTTGTGGGTGTTGTCATTATAATGATATATCAATATATTTTTTATATTTTATCATAAACAAAATATAAAAATTGTATATATTGATATATATAATGCTTCCAATAATAACCGTAATCAACGACCGAACCCATTTCGTAGAAATACTTCAAACAAATCCGGGTGCTGTCGTTATCAAGTTTGGTGCAAATTGGTGTGGACCATGTAAAATGATAGAGAACCAAGTACATATGTTAATGAATATGATGCCTAATAATGTACAAAGTATAATTGTAGATGTAGATGAATGTGTGGATTTATATAGTTTTTTAAAAAGTAAAAAAATGGTAATTGGTATACCAGTAATATTAGTCTACTATAAAGGTAATCTTAATTATATACCAGACGATAGAGTAGTTGGTGCAGATAGTAATCAAATAAATATATTATTCAATAAAGTAGTTGATCGCGTAACTGGTAAAAAATAATTTTATCGTTTCTTACGCTTTGTATTACGGCGATTTTTCTTGCGTCGTTTCGTTTTTCCACCAACTGCTGGTTTTTGTTCTAAATCATTATTTGATGATTCTGTATTTTCTACATCAGTTGGTTTTTGTAAAACATCTTTTATTGGGTTGGATATAATAGCAGGAATTGCTGCGTTTTCAGGAATAGGTGATTTTGAAAATACATCAGGCAACATAGATGTAGCGCTTTTATTATCAGACTCATTATCAGAAGTTTTATCTAAAAATGTAGCATAAGCTAAAACTAAAGATGTTATGCCAATAAAAGCATATGCTAATACAGGAATACGTTCTTGATTCATTATAAAATAATAATTTATATTATAATGATATTTTTATATATTACCAATCATTCATTAAATTATTTGCATTTATATTTGGCACATATTTTGTTATCAAATCGTCATTATAATCTTCAATAATATCTAATTTATCATTTTCAGACACTGTATTACTTTCAATAACCTTTAATATTTCTAATATACGAAAATATCGTGAAATATGATAAATGGATGAAATATTATAATCACTATCATTATACCGTAAATCATAACCAGAATATGATTTGAACATTTTTGGATAAAAAATATGGTTTATTGTTTCTAAATTATTAGTAGTATTATAAATATTAATAGAATCTGGCAATGGATCTGATGCTAATGTAGAACTTAGTTTATTTTTTATAATGTGTTTATTATTAAAAATGAAACTAAAAAAAAAGGTTTGCCAAAACATTTATTTTATATAATATTATATTTTTATACTTTTTAATTTACTAATATTTTACTAATATTCATATTTTCTTAAACGAGCCTCAATACATTTATCCGTCCATTTTTGTTTTATTTCTTGAGAAACTGTACAACGCATAAGTCGTTCAAATTGTTCTGGATTATCGAAAAATAAAACATGTCCTTCATCTCTTTTCAATTGTCCAGTAGCCATAGCAACTTTGAAGTAGAAATCTTCATCTTTACTACCAACTAAATGTTTAGTCATTTTAGAACCAGTTATAGCATCACGTATTGGTTTTCCTGGTGTAGTAGGTGTTGAATAAAATTCGATTTCGATCTGTTTGCGACCATATGGTATTTTTATATTATGATATCCTTTGTCTTGGTTTTTAATATCATCTTTCTTTGATTTTTTACGATTTGAGTTGACAGTTGTGAATGACATTGATTCACTAAAATCATCTGATAAACCTACGTTTTGGTAATCATCGAAATCATTATTACTTGGATGAAAGGTGTCGTCTTCGTATTGCATTTTATTTAAAGCTTTTTAGATAAGAGTATCTTTTTAAGATTTTATATATTAATAATGGTTATTTGTTTAAATCAATTTTTTATAAAATAATTTTTTCAAACTTGTATAAACACTAATATATATATATGACATATATATAGATGTCATTCAACAATGAATTATTAAGACAATATATAATTAATAATTTCTTGAAAGATCAAATTTCTATAGAAAATAACTCAAAAAATCAAAGTGAGTTGGATAGTTTTATAGAAATGCCTACTATAGAAAAAACTATCACTAATGAAAAAACCGAACAAAAAGGTGAAACAAAAAGTATTTATAAATATTTAGACAACGATATTTTATCAAAAGAATTTTGTTTGGACAGAGAACGTGAAATTTTAGAAATGAAAAAATACATGATTTCATTATGTTTTTTTAACATCAATGAAGAATTGAAAACACCTTTTTTAGAATTTTTATTTGATAATCAAACCGGTGAATTTTCATTTCCAAAAAAAGAATTACAAATGGATATTCTCGCTAATTTATATAAAAAGGAAAATGAAAAAAAAATAAATATAGAAAATACTACACCATTTCAAAAAATGAATTCTCTTACAAATGAAGATCATGATGAAACAAATGAAAACGAAATCGAAACAATGTGTGATGATGTCGAGATCGAATTTTTTAATCAGTGTTCAAAATTTGCACAAGAGATTGTTTTTTTAACAGATGACGTATTGAAACAGCGATATTTAGGATTTATTGAAAAAGATGATATATTGTATGTTGTTTTTGATGTAACTAATATTACTATTTTAGAGAACATTCATAATAATAATAAAAATGGTTTTTTTATTGGCATTATTGATGAAATTGTGAATAGGAAAAAAATTTTTGAAACCCCTATCGATGAAAAAATAATAGACCTATTTGAAAGTTCTCCACTTTTAAAAAATATTTTTGATTATAACAATAAAGAGACTATAGTGCCTAAGTTAGTATATTTATGTATTGATGGTGGGTATGAAGACGATGATGAAGATGAAAACGAGGCGACTGAAACGGAATCTATTAATAGTGTTATTGAAGAAAAACCAGTTATTATAGAAACTGATAATAATTATATGAAAGAAAGATCAGATATTTTAAACGCAAAATCACCATTTGTTAAAAAAAATATAGAAAATAATAATAATAATAATGAAGAAGAAATAACAAAAACAGTAGAAATAATTGAAACTGAACAACCAGTACAACCAGTACAACAACCAGTACAACCAACTGAACAACCAGTACAACCAACTGAACAACCACTACAACCAGCTGAACAACCAGTACAACCAACTGAACAACCAGCTGAACAACCAACTGAACAACCAGCTGAACAACCATCTGAACAACCAGCTGAACAACCAGCTGAACAACCATCTGAACAACCAGCTGAACAACCAGCTGAACAACCAGCTGAACAACCAGCTGAACAACCAGCTGAACAACCAGCTGAACAACCAGCTGAACAACCAATTCAACAACCAACTGAACAACCAGTACAACAACCAGTTCAACCAGTTCAACAACCAGTACAACCAATTCAACAACCAGTACAACCAATTCAACAACCAGTACAACCAATTCAACCAATTCAACAACCAATTCAACAAAAGGGTGGATCTACATACAAAAACTTATATTATAAAACTAATAATACAAACAATTCACAATCACCTATTTTATCAATAGTAAATCCAAAAGTAAATCATCCATTATTTGATAACGTTTATTTGTTTACATCAGAATCATTTATAAAAGGTTCTCAAAAAGGTCTTGTACAAGAATTTATAAAATCTGTTGTAAATAATACAACAACAAACGAAATAAATAAAATAAAACGTTATGCATTAGAGATAGATTCTGTAAAATATTATAAAGATGTTGATGTTAAAACTTTGATTGAGAAAAATGAAATAATAAGCCCAAATTATGATGTTTATTGTTTTTACGAAGATAACCGTGAGTACTGGGCAGTCAAAACAATAAATAATTTTACAGAAATATAGTATTCATATATATAATTATTATATATGAATTTTACAAAAGACAATGATTATACATTTTCGTCAGGATAATAGCTCAATAAAAATCGTGATAAAATATCTTCTTCAACCTCTTCTTTCATATTATCATTGATCTCATCAGCTAATGGTTTACGTTGATATATATTTTCGAATTTTTCTACATAGTCAAGAAGACTTTTTGATTTTTCTTTATAAACGTTCTCATTTTCTTCTATAATTTTTTGGGATAATTCAACTTCTTCAAATTCTTTCAATAATTTTTCTTGCTCATCTAAATCTTTCTTTTTAATTATTTCATCTTTTTGTTTCAAAATACTCTCTTTTTGTTTCAAAATATTTTCTTTTTCAAATAATTTTTGTTGTTGTTGGCGTATAAATTCATCTCTTGTTTTTATTTCATCTTCTGCATTAATTAATTCAATATCTTTTATATTTGTCTGTTTATCTAATTCTAGATACCATTGATGACGTGTTTCATTGGCACTGACAATAATATCACAAATATCTGGTTTTTTCAATTGTTCAAAACGTTCTCGTTCTACTGTACCTGGTTTACCTTCAAATTTACGTTTGAACTCTTTAATGATATCATCATGTATTATAGGACTGGTTTCCATTAAACGATCAAATTCTTGTCTACATAATTTTAAAAAATGACCAGCATCCATACGCTCTTCGGGTTTTTTTGCAAGTTCAATACGTATATTACGAGAAAATTTATCCCAGGATATAGATGATACACGATGAGCCTCGTTCAATTCGGCTATCTTTAAGTATTGTTGAACAGTCGTCAAAATACCAATAAAAATGTTGATAGCACCGATAGCCATAGGCGAATATACTTGATATGCGTCTGGAAGACTGGTTTGTGCAAAGGATGCTGTTCCACTAATTGTAGATAATACAATAGCAGGAATAGTAAACCAAGCATTCAAATTCGAATATTTTTCATGTGAACGCGCATTCAACCATTTATAACATTGGGCTACATCACACCATTCAACCATGATAACTTCGTTCTCAGGAGACCATTCAACAGGTTTTGTAGTGGATCCTGTGCTACTCGAATTATCACTATTATCAACTTGTTTTGATGATTTGATTTCTAAAGATTCAATATTGTTTTCATTTTTTTTCTCATTTTCTTTGTTTGGCATGTTTTCAAATATATATAATATCAATATAAATTTGAACGAATACAAATAATATTTGTATTATTTGTATCTACAGTTTGTAATATTACTCGGTATTGGATTCAACGACTGGGAATTCAGATGTCATTCCTTCAAAAGCATTAACAATTTCAGGTTGATGTTGGTCAGTGTTTTCTACAACTGGTTCTTCAACAGTCATTGGATTATTTACAAATTCAGCAGGCGTTTCAATATTCTCAACAACTTCTTCTTTATTTTCTAATTCTAATAAAGGTTCTACTTCTATTTGTGGATTTTCTTTTTTAATTGTTTCTAAAAATTCTACATCTTCTAAAATAGGTTCGATTTTAACATCCTCTCCTATTATGTAAAAACGGTTCAATTGGTCTTCATCTCCAATATCATCTATAGAAAAAGTACGATTAATATTAATGTTTTCTTCTATTTCAGTATAAAATTCCTGCATTCTCAAATAAAGTCGATTCAATTGTTTTCTTTCTGAAATATGGAAAAAAGACACGTAGTTTATATAAAGTCCGACTTGTTCTCTTAAAAGACGATTTTCATATTCTAAAGTATTCAAAAAATTAGAAATAGAGAACCCTATTTTATGATTATCATTATAATGTTCTATAGTATCATTTTTATCAAGGGTTTGACCATATAATTGATTTATTAAAAACAGAATATTATTATGTATCTCTTTGATGTCGTCTAATTTATATTCTTGAAATGGTTCTAAATCTTTATATGCCGGGTAGGATTTAAATTCTAATTCAGCAACATTCATATCCGCGCGATTATCTTTGATGTGTGTAATAATTAAATTATATAATTTATAATAATCACAATACATTCTATTATTCATAAGAGCACGGTAACGATCAATATGTTCCATTTCCATAGCAAAAGTTTTGTATTGAAAATAGAAAGAATCGAGGCAGAATAAAAAAATTTTTTTATTATTGGTTTTGATCAACTCATTATAAATAAGTTTCAATTGTGAAAGTTTATCAGAAACTAACATTTTGACCTTGGCTATTTCTTTTTTCAAAGTAATAATGTTCTCAAAATTATTGCGTAGTTTTTCGATTTGAAAAGCATGATTATGACTCATTTACAAAATATAATAATATATAATATTGAATATTTTTTATGGACAACAAATACTATATATTTCTCTTTGTAAATCTTCATATTCTTCCTCTAAAGTATTTTTATTGAATGCCTCCATATATACAATCGTATCTATATCTATGTCATTGGTTTTTATTCGTTTATTAATCGGTATATGTTTTTTTAATTCCCAATAATTATTGGTTTTATTATCATAATTAAATTTATATATGTTCTCATACATAATTTTATAATAAATATAATTTGCAAAATCTGTATCATATAGATCTATACTCATGAATGCGAAATAATACGGTTTTTTATTTTCATTTACTTTATAATGCATATCGATATATGTTATATTACCAATACCATAATTATGGAATATTTCAATTATATCATTTTGTTTAAATTTACCTAAAATTCTAGGTATATAAATATTGATAGACTTTGACATATTATGTATTTATTATTGTTTTTATTTACATATTTGTATTCAATTTTTTTGATGAATTTCTAATTTGTTTATAAGCGTCAGTCATATAATTTATTTGACACCAATCTCTACAGAAATATAGTTTATACGAGTATATACATGATGATAACAATTCATTAATTTCACATAAATGTTCTCCACAGTTCGAACATTTGTAAATAATTTCAGTGTAAGTCTCTAATAATTCATTCAATACTAGTTTCATATTAGGTCTATGTTCTACATTGAAACTGTATATATAATCTTGAATATCTTTAGGTAATATACGAATATCCATTTGAATGATATAGTTAATTTTCAAACTATTATAATAGATAGTAATAAATCAATTTTTTACTATTTATTTCATAAATAAATAGTAAAAAATGAAAACAAAAATATTGTAAACAAAAAATTGAATACAAAAATTGAATACAAAATAAGTAATAAATTGATCTATAATAATTATAATTAAAATGTCTAACTTTACTGAAAACGCTTTTATTGAAAACGCTTTTATTGAATTTCACAATAAAAATGGTGATTTACCATTTCCAATTGTATCTGAATCCGAAGATTTCGGTATTCTCCGTATAAAAATGAAAAAAACAGAAATAACAAAAAAAAACCTTTTTATATTATTTACAATTGATAAAACCGGTTCTATGGATGAATATGTAAAAAATAGTACAAAAATGCAATATTTAAAACAAACTTTTAAAAATATGCTTTATTATTTATCAAAACAAGAACTTGAAATTTATATACGTGTACAATCATTCAATACTGATGTCGATGTCGATATAGAAAATATAAAAATAACAAAAGAAAACGTATCTGAATTATGCACAAAAATAATGAATATTCAAGCAGAAAGTTCTACAAACATCGAACTTGCACTAGAAACAGCAAAAAAAACACTCAATGATTATTCAATAGAAAACCCAGAACATGAAATTGCACATATTTTCATGACAGATGGACATCCTACAATCGGCGAATCTAATATTGAAAAATTATCAAAATTAGTAGATAATAGGTTTTATAATATTTTTGTAGGATACGGATTGGATCATAATGGTCATTTAATGAAAAAAATAAGTAAACATCCTAATGCGGATTATCAATTTGTAGATGACATGGAAAACACTGGTTTGGTATATGGCGAATCTATACATCAATTATTATATCCAGCTATAAAAGAACTAGAAATACGAGTAGATGATGGACTTATTTATGATTGGGAAACAAATGAATGGAAAGATAAATTATATATAAATGTTCTAGTAAGTGAAACAGAAAAAATATATCAAGTAAAAAAAAATAAAATTGACATTATGGAGATCGATTTATATGGTAAAACACCATTTCAAACAGAAAGACAATTAATAGAAACAATTAATCAACTACCTGATCTAGTGGATTTGGATACCAACCAAATAAAAGAAGTAGATTTAACTAAATATATATATCGCCAAAAAGTACAAGAAATCCTATATAAAGCGAATAATTTATTATTTGGTCAGATTTATGAATTAAAAATAACCATGAAAGATTTATTTCGAAAAATGCGTGGATATATGCGTGAAAATAATCTTTTGAATGACCCTTTTATGAAATTATTATGCGATGATATTAGCGTAACATATCAAAATATGGGCCTAACTAATGGTTTACCATTTACTTATAACCGTCAAACATCACAGGGTAGACAGAGATCATATAATGTTAGATCTACATCGAATGCTGATGAAAATTTATTAAGAAGTAAAAACAACCGACTAGATATCGATACACAACCTTTACGTTTACAAAGACAATATGCTGTATCTAGTGCAATGTTTACTAGATCAATTGCAACAAATGATTTTGGAACTATTGATGAATTTGATGATAACAATATAGTAGAACGATCGTTAAACATAAATACAGATAATATAGAACAATATAATACAGAACAAGATAATACTGTCGACGACGAAGATAATTTGGATAATTATTTGGTATCAAATGAAGTAACATCATGCTATTCAACTCCGAGCGTTTTAAATACAATGCGTAGTATTAGTCAAAATATTTAGACCGGTGGAAGATTTCAAAACTTCAAATGTATAAATATTAATAATATAAGTTTTTAGTATATAAATAAATACAATATTTTTTTATTGATTAAGCATCAAAACTATATAAATAAAATATATCATATTTATAAAAATATGAGTACGCAAGAAGTTCCAAGTAATTTTAAATCGATCATTAATGATTTTACGAGAGATTTGACAACCACATTTCCAGAATATGCTTATTTATGGTCGAAATGGTCTGGACAGGTATCTGATATTGATATACAAGAACTGTTTAATTATATTTTAACAATATATCCTACACGTTTTTTCGATATATTATATGAAAACGATACAATTTTCAAAATGGATGATGATACAGAAGTTAATTTTTTACCAAATGTAAATTTTCGTTTATTATATAATTGTGAAGATATTACTGAAAATACCAAAAAATCCATATGGAAGTACTTACAGTTAATATTATTTAGTATTGTTGGTGCAATAAAAGATAAAACGAATTTCGGTGATACTAGTAATATATTTGAAGGTATAGACGAAAATGATTTACAAGACAAATTAGCAGAAACCATGAATAGTATGACTGATTTTTTTAAAAATTTAGAAGAAAGTTTCAATAATAGAGATGACGACGAAGAAGTTCCTAATCTAGTAGATCCAGATATTGAGATGCCAAACATGGAAAAAATGCAAAAAGATATGGAAAATGTGTTCGAAAATATTTTTAAAAACATGGAATCAACCACGGATACAGAAGATGGTGGTGATGACGATACAAAAAGTTCTTTTCCAAAAATGAGTGGATTACCTGATATAAAAAACATCCATGAACATTTAAAGACATTATTTGAAGGTAAGATAGGAAAATTAGCAAAAGAAATGGCCGAAGAAATAAGTGAAGAATTTGCTTCGGATCTAGGTAATGGTAGTGAAAATATTAAAAATACACAAGATGCTATAAAACATTTAATGAAAGATCCAACGAAACTCATGGGATTGATGAAAAAAGTAGGAACCAAATTAGATTCAAAAATGGAGAGTGGTGAAATATCGCGTGAAGAGTTAATGAAAGAAGCTCAAGGATTATTAGGAAAAATGAAAGATATGGGCGGTGGAGATGATTTAAGTAAAATGTTTAAAGAAATGGCAAAAAAGATGGGAATGGGAAATAATGTTAAAATAAATAAGAATGCGCTCGATAAATTAACAAGGATGGAAGAAACACGTGAAAAAATGAAGAGTCGTGTGTTACAAAAAAAAATGAAAGAACAAGCTGATTTTGAAAAAAAGAAGGCTGAAATTAGAAAACGGGTAGAAGAGCAACAAAAAATAGCATCTAATTATTCATTGAATCCTACTGATGCAACAAATGAATTTGTATTTCGTTTAGAAGGAGAAGATAAACAGGAAAAATCATTTATTCATCCAGATTTAATAAAAGAGATGCAAGAACAAGAAAACAAGGTCGGAAATAATAATGGAAACAATGGAGGAAACAAAAAGAAAAAGAAGAAAACAAAAAAATAAATCTATCTATTAATATATATGGGAATTACAAAATATATTAATTTCAAAATATTTTTTTTAAGTTTAGTATTTGGTTTGTTTGCAGTTTATATGACAATGCCTGATACTAGAAAAGTATTAGTATACCCGACACCTGAAAATGTAAGTTTATTACAATATAAAGATAAAACAGATACATGTTTTTCATTCAAACAAAATGAAGTAACATGCCCAAAAGATGAAAATGATATATCAAAAATACCTTTACAAAATTAATAAATGTTTTTATCTTTGTATAATATAAAAACAATACCAAAATGAATTTTCAAAGATTATTAAATACTGAATATGGAAGAAACATTATTTCCATATTTTTAGGTTTAGGATTAGCAAGTCTTTTTAGAAAAGTATGTACTGATAAAAATTGTATTATTTTCAATGGACCAATCATAGGAGATATAGAGGGTAAAACATTTAAATATGGTGATAAATGTTATAAATATTCAGTAAATGCAGATAAATGTGATTCTACAAAAAGAATTGTTGGTGTTGTAGAACCAGATTATATTAAAAATAACTTATTTAACCAATAAATGGATATGATAAATAAAAATTCGTCAAACTATACAATATTTAGAAGTTTACTATTGTATAGTTAAAATGGAAAATATAACTAGAATATCGGATCTCCCTTTAGATAATAATATGCAATATTCATCAACAATCCCTATTATAATGCAACCACAACAAACAAAAAAAGTATCATTTGAAGAAAGCCAAGGTCAGAATTATATTCCTATGAATGTACATCCAAATCCATATGGTATTTCTACACAAAATCCAATTATGCCACCTCCACAACAACCAAACGTTTCACATAATCAACCGGTTTTATCACAAACTTATATTCCTCCACCACCACAATCTCAATTTTTATCTGAAGAACAACAAATGGAACTACAACAATTATCACATCAACGTATTCCATCAAGAGATATTCCTCATGATACTACTATGTATCAACAAGATGTACAAATAAAGCCGAATTATATTCCAAAATCAAATATATCAAGTGATTATGTTCGTGATAGTGAAGATATGACAGAGAAAAACTATAAAGAATATCAACAAAAGAAGAAAGAAAAAAATCAATTGGATAATATCCTAACCGAATTTCAAATCCCCATTTTTGTTGGTATTTTATTTTTCTTTTTCCAATTACCGATTATTAATAAGATGATATTTAAAAAATTTAGTTTTTTATCTTTACATGATTCTGATGGAAATTTTAATATTTATGGATTATTATTAAAAAGTATATTATTCGGTGGAATTTATTATTCAGTTTTTAAAGCAATAAATTTCATGTTAGATCTATGATTTATTATAATATTTTTTTAGTCATGTTGTTACGTCTTTCTCGAAATTTTTTCATAAAACTGGAAATGCTAGATGTTTTTTTATTAGTTTTTCGCTTCTTATATTCAGATACTGTATTTTTCATTTTTAATAAAGTATTATTTTTATTTTTGTCTTCTTGTTCTTCTTTTTGTTTTTGCTCTTGTTCTTCTTTATTTGATTTTTTATCAATTATTTTTACTTCTTTTTTATAATTATTCAAAATTGATTTTGAAAAAATAGATTTATTATTTATTTTATCAGGTATATATTTCAAAAACCACATTTCATATTCTCTGCTATTACGGTTATTACTTAATTCTTTATATTTTTCTGCTTTTTCAGAACGTATAGCATCTTTAGTCAGTTGTTTACCATAACAACTCATACTAAAACGTTTTAATAAACCGCGTTGTTCAATGCGATTTTTTTGTTGAATTTCAAATAAAAATTTTGCCATACATCCTAATTTATCTTTATTATAAAAAGGCATATTGGTGTATAAAAAGACTAAATAAAATGATAATATTGTATCAATAGTTGCTATATTTATTTCTCTATTACCCATAATTATTTTATTATAATTATGACAAGCTATTGGTTTAAATATAACTACTAATGGAGCATTATCAACATATATTTCAATATGTTCAGATATTAATTCACCAATTTCAGAAAATTTCGTTGTTTTTATTTTGTTGTAATTATTTCTTTCTAAGTGTTCTTTTAATATCATTGCACATTTTTCAGGATCTTCATGTATAACATCAAAATTAGATGTTCTTTGTATATCTTCATTATTTGAATTATTTATTTGATTAGAATATAAATTTATTGCATAAGAACCAAAAAATATAACACCTTGGTCTATAAGATTATCTCTAGTTATTAAGTATAATTCATGTTTTAATTTATTATTTATTTTAATATTAAAATCTATATTTTCACATTTATTACTTATTTTAATAGGAAAATGTTGGTTTAATAAATTTAATCGTTTTAAAACTTTTTCCCATCTTGTAATATCACCTTCTGGTCTAGATAATTCTAAATACATAGACATGCGTAAAAAATCAGGTGGTGCATAATGTACACCGGCAATTATTATAGATTCCTTCTGTAAAGAATCGTATAATTCTTTATGTATATAAGTTATATCCGCAATAGCTATAAAATTAACAAAAACTTTAAATGTACCCATATGAACACCCGCCTTTGCTTCTACATCTTTATATCCAGCAGCATAATAAATATCAGCTAATTCTTTTGCATCGTCTAAAGCATTGTCAGAATAAAAATCATAATCTGGAAGTTCTGTTTCTTTTTTATAAAATCTTGCATATTTTGGTAAAATATTATTAATTGCTGTACCGCCATAACATATTAATTTTTTATGAACAATAAAATCTTCAACAATTAAAACTATTTTTTGTATTTCAGGACTTTCTATTATTTTCTGTCCTATTGCTTTTGTATTTTCTTCCATAGAATGTCTAAGGATAGCTAATTCACATTCTTCAAATGTCATTTTATTATCACAAATTTTATTGTTAAATTTATTTTTTTTTTTGTAATGCATATATATTTATTGAATAAAATAAATATATAATTATTGATTCTTTTTTTTAAAATACATTATTGCTATACTCATTGGAACAGTACCTCCATTATTATCATTAAAGAATTCTTCATATTTATACAAACCGTCATCCTTTTGATAAAATTTGAAGGGAATAATTTGACAACCATGATCGACTATAAATTGTTTAATTTCTGGATTAGGAGCATTTTCTGGTAATATTTCAGGTAAAATAAGATTCATATTTTGAATATTAGTATTCAAATTATTATCTTTTATAATCAAATTTACATTTTTTTGATTCAATAAATTTATATATCTGTTTAGAACCATATTTTCACTGCCACTTTCAATATTAGTATATTTTTTTAAATCATAACAATTTTTATCATTTTTATCACAATTTGTATAATCTTTATAATTGTAATTTATAGTTTTATCAATGCATAGTATTACTTTCCCCATTAAATCATTCATAGGTGTGTTTTTAGTTACTTTACCACTATATAATTTACTTTTAATTGAATAATCAATAGATGATGCAATCGCTTTATAAATATTATTATTACTTGATTTTATGCGTAAATTAATAAAAATAGGATCTTTGCTATTAGGAGCATTTTGCGTAGAAAAACCATTAGAAACAAGTGCGGATAATATATTATCTAACAAAACACTATTTTCGCAATCCATTGTTACAAAATTAGCATCAGTACTATATGCTACTTGTGGGCTAAATATTCTACTTTCAGGATTTTCAATATAAAACACTTCAAAGTCAAAAAACCGACAACCTCTGGATAATTGATAAATAATCATATCAATATTTATATATTTACCAGTATACGCTGAATTATAAGATCCTTTAATACAAAAATCCATCAATGGTAAAGAATGATAAATTGAAGGTAAACTATTCATATTAATTTTAATCAAATTATCTTTTAATTTGTTTAGATCACTAGTAGCAGAATCTGGAATAATATTGAAACTAAAAGGTTCAGTGTTTTTTATTATTTTGTTATGTTTTGAAATAAGCCGCCAAAATATATAACTAAATATTATAATAACCAAAGCAATAAGAATTTTTTTATAAATTGTCATTTTTATAATATATATTTATTTTATATAAACAAATATAATAAATAATTATATATTATAATAATGGCTGGAGGATTACTAAATATAATATCAGTTGGAAATAATAATTTATTTTTAACAGGAAATCCAAGTAAAACATTCTTTAAAGTGACATATTCAAAGTATAGTAATTTTGGATTACAAAAATTTAGATTAGACTATGATGGTTCAAGAGATTTACGTTTGACTGAACCATCTATATATACATTTACATTTAAAAGATATGCTGAATTATTGATGGATACATATTTAGTAGTTACATTACCAGATATATGGAGTCCAGTATATCCACCGACAAAAGATACAAATGAACAATGGATTCCATACGGATTTCGTTGGATAAAGGATATAGGAACACAAATAATAAGTGAAATAACTATAACTTGTGGTTCATTGACATTGCAAAAATATACAGGCGACTATATTTCAGCAATGGTAGAGCGTGATTTTTCAGAAGAAAAGAAGAAACTTTTCAATGAAATGACTGGTAATATACCTGAATTAAATGATCCTGCAAATGCATATTCGCGTAATAATTCATATCCATCTGCATCTTATACTATTAATACTACAGGTGCAGAACCATCAATAAGGGGTCGTACGTTATATATTCCAATAAACACATGGTTTACATTGAACAGTGGGTGTGCTTTTCCATTAGTTGCTTTACAGTATAATGAATTAGTAATATCAGTAACATTAAGACCTATTCAAGAATTGTTTCAAATACGTGATGTCTTTGATATAAATTACAATTTTCCATATATTAAACCAGATTTCAATCAATCTCAATTTCAAATGTATAGATTTTTACAAACACCGCCAACCCCATTAATACAAACTAGTGATTACACAAACACAGTATCTACATGGAATGCTGATGTACATTTAATCTCTACATATTGTTTTTTATCAAAAGACGAGGCCAAAGTATTTGCTTCACAAGATCAAGTATATTTAGTAAAAGATGTGTTCAATTACTTTTTTGAAAACGTTACTGGAACAAATCGTATAAAGATAAATTCAAATGGTATGATTTCGAATTGGATGTTTTATTTACAACGTAATGATGTTAATTTACGTAACGAATGGAGTAATTATACCAATTGGCCATATAATAATTTACCATCTAATATTGTAATTGCACCAAGTGCTCCATTGCCTGGAACAGATTTAGAATATGGTATGAGCGTAAACCCTAATTTTGGTAATATTTTTAATAGTGGTATAACAATTACTGGTGATTATCATTCTGAAAATCAAAAGGAAATTATGGAAACCATGGGTATATTATTGGATGGTGAATATCGTGAAAATACACAAGTAAGTGGTATATTTAATTATATTGAAAAATATACAAGAACACGAGGTTTTGCAAAAGATGGTTTATATTGTTATAATTTTTGTTTAGATACAGATCCTTTTCAATATCAACCATCAGGTGCTATTAATTTAAGTAAATTTAGAAATATACAATTAGAAATAACAACTTACGTACCACCTGTTGATAATATAAATTCAACATTAAATATTATATGCGATGGTAATGGTAATACGGTAGGTATTCAAAAAACAAATTGGAGATTATATGAATATAATTATAATCTTGTATTATATGAAGAAAGATACAATATTTTATCATTTATAGGTGGTAATTGTGGAATGTTATATTCAAGATAGATTTAATGTATTAGTATAGTATTATATTATAATATATATATAGAATAATATAATTAATGGAAAAATTTAGTGATAATAATTTTCAAGTAATTAATATGAATTACAAATTAAAAAAAATTAAAAATAAAAAAAAGAATAAAAATAATTACAAAAATATTGAAACGATAGAAACATTAGATAATATCCAAAATGAAAATATAGAAGAAAATATAGAAAAAAAAGAAGAATCTAAACAAAAAATCGAAGGATTTCAAGATAAGGATTATGATGGAATTGATAATGTAAGTGATAAGAAAAAAAAAAGTAAAATGTCACTTATCGATAAATTAACAGAATTAATAAATAAAATTTATAATTTTTTTTTAAATGCCAATAATGTTATTGCTAAAAAATTAGCTATGAAATTATCAAAAAATAAGGCCACAGAAAAAGATATTTTTTTGATTCGACAATATATTGTATGGAGTGAATCTGTATTAGCGGCTGGATATGTATCATATAATATATTTTTTATTATGTATTATAAAGATATTGATGGTACAAAATTAATTGATATATCACGAAAACGTGCAGAAGAATATGAAAATGAATTAAGTAATAAAGGTTCTTTATTTTTTCCTCTAGCCAAAATATTTTTATATATTTTTAAATATTCGATATATTTAACTGAATCTATTAATAGTTTTTTAACTAATAACAATAATTCTGTTAATGAAAACAGTTCTATTAATGAAGAAAAAGATATTAATTATTCAACAATATTTTTTTTTATTTTTTTATTTTTAATTATTTTTTTCAAAAAATCGGCTGCATTTATGAAGGATTTCTTAATAAATGCATTGAAATTTAAATACACAATAATTTCAGGTTATGTATTAATTACTATTATTTTATTATGGGGTAGTGATTTTATAAATATCTTGATTACAAAATTAAAAAATTTATCTAAAGGAGGAAGCGTTACAGATTTATGTTTATTTTTTTTGAACAGATTTATAAAATTAATATTGTCATTAGCATTAGGTGTTCCTATGAGTATTATTATCTTTGTATTATATATTTATATATATGCTTTTGGTTCAATATTTTATTACAAAAATTTTAGTTTTACAAAAATATACGAAACTATATCTGGCATCAATGAATTAATAAAAAAAAATAAAATAAAAAAAGAAGTAGATAAAAACTCTTTTATGGAAATGCTAGGTCTAAACTATATTATGAGTATAATAGATTTTTTGTATTCTAAATTAATTTTAATAGCATTTATTATAATATATATAGCAGGTTCTATTGATTATTTTAAAAATATTTCTTCAAAAAGTGGTAATCTAAAAATTGGACTAATATTTATAAATATTTGTTTAATTATAATATTTTCATTATTAATAATGTTATTTTACAAATTAGAACAAAATAATGATATTATTCAAAATGATAATTAATTAACAATATAATGATTTAAATATTATATTTTTAATATAACAATGAAAAAACCAAAAACCAATAAAAACAAACAATTACCTATGGTTAGCGTTTGCACACCAACATTCAATCGTCGGCCATTCATACCAATTATGTTTGAATGTTTTCGTAATCAAGATTATCCAAAAAATCGTATAGAATGGATTATAGTTGATGATGGAACTGATAAAATAAAGGATCTTATAGAAACTTCAAATATTCCAAATATTCGTTATTTTCAAATAGATAGAAAAATGTCTCTAGGTGAAAAACGTAATTATATGCATAAACATGTAAAAGGTGATATTATTGTTTATATGGATGATGATGATTATTATCCACCTGAACGTATATCACATGCTGTTGAACGTTTAGAATCTGATAAAAAAGCATTATGTGCAGGCTCAAGTGAAATATATATTTTTTTTAAACATATACAAACTATGATACAATGTGGACCTTATGGTCCAAATCATGCAACAGCAGGAACATTTGCATTTAGAAAAGAATTATTAAATCTTACTAGATATGAAGATCATGCAGCAGTTGCAGAAGAGCGAGCATTTTTGAAAGATTATACAATTCCGTTTGTACAATTAGATCCGATGAAAGCGATTCTAGTTTTTTCACATGAGCATAATACATTTGATAAACGAAAAATGTTGAAAAATCCACATCCGGATTATTTTAAAGAGTCACCAAAAACAGTGGATATGTTTATTCGAAAACCTCATGAATCAAATATAAAATCGTTCTTTATGAAAGATATAGACGCTTTATTAGATGCTTATGAACCGGGTCAGGCTAAAATGAAACCAGATGTATTAAAACAAATAAAAGAAATAGAAGAAGAGAGAGAACTCATGATACAAGAAGAAATGAAAAAAATAAACAATCAACCGATTGTCATACAACGACCAGGTGAACAACCAGTTCAATTAACTAATGTTGAAGTAGTCAATATAATAAATAATCAACAAGAACAATTACGACAAATGCAATCAATTGATGAAAAATTAAAAGAAGCTGAAAATATAATCAATATGTTACAAAAACAATTGATAGAAAAAACAAAAGAAACAATGGAATTCAAAAAGAAATTACGTGAATATGAAAATCAGAATAATAAACCCATTGAATATACGAGAATTCCTATAGAGACTATAAACAAAAGTGATCCAGAAATAATAATTGATATTGATTGTAAATAAATATATAATAAACATTTGTTTTATTATATAACATTATTCATCATCTTCTAATAAATCATCTGTAACTAATGAATTTTTCTTAACATTTTTGTCTAAATAACGATATAACCGTTTTATATCTAATTTTGTAATATTATAATTTTCAAATATTTTTTCAATTTCATTTAACAAATCATTATTACTACAAAAATCACAGCCATAAAATAATCGCAATTCTTGAAATAATGTAAATATATCTTTTTTATCCATTTCTAATTCTTGTGATAAATTATAAATAAATAACATATTATTATATTCTGTCGAATATTTTGTAAGAACTTTCGTAAATCGTATTTCATTACAAAATATATTTTGATTTTCTGGAAAAGTATCATGATACATTTTGTTGTTATGAAATGTTTTGATTAGAGAACTCATTTCATTGAATTGCCATATTTGACTCTGAAATGTAATACGATCTATGTAATCAGCAAAACACATATTATTTAATATTTTTAAATAAAATGGTATTGATAACTTGTTTGATTTGTTTGAAATAGCATCTACGATGTTTTCATGCCATAAAAGAGCTACGATAGTACGGTCGGTTTCGTTCATAAAACGGTTATGTTCTTCCATTTTCAAAGACTGATTTATAAGAGAAAATGTTATTTTTTTAGAATCTTCATTATATGATTTTTTATGAAAAATGTTTTCAATTATTTCTTGATTTAATATTTCTGATTTATTTGATATTAATTTATTGACAAATTCTAGTTTTCTCATATCACCTTGTATATAATTCAAAATAGTATTTTTATAATTATTTACATTTGGTAATATTGTATTCAATAATAATCCTATTTGTTGATTAGTAGGTGATTTTAATTCAAAAGTATAACATACTTTCATTAATTCTTTTACTTTTTTATCGATATAGTAATTACCTATGCATATTATAGGGTTCATAGTCATGTTTTCAAGACGCTGTTTTTTTGTCTTCTTTTGACGTATAATTTTAATCAAAGCAGTTATTCCTCCTTTGTCTCCATTATTCATACCATCAATTTCATCCATTAATATCACTATTTTTTTTGTTTTTTTTGTCATCATATCAAGAACATTACGGTTTGATATATTATTACTAGTTATATTATCAATAAGAGCTTTATTTCTAACATCGCCTGCATCATAATTAATAATATCATAATTCATTTCTTT